TAGATAGAATTGAAAAAACTCTTTTAACAAATGAAGAAATAATAGAAAAAGAACTTTCACAAGTTTTAGCAGACAGACAATTAAAAAATCCTGATACGGGAGGACTTGGGTTTAGACCAACAATTAGAAATATATTTGCAATTATATTTGCAGGGGCTGACGCATTTTATAGGTTGATGGAAGATACTCACCAAAGCGCGTGGGATGTTAGAGATAATCCAACAAGGTTAAGTTCTGTTATTCCACCTGATAAAAACTTTTCTGTTGATGGAAAAGATGCTATTCAGTATGCAGGTAGATTAAATAAAGATAATGTGATTTATCCTTGGCCATTGTATTTTGTAAAAGAAAAACAAGCAGACCAAAGAGAACTTTATACAATTCAATATCCTGGAGACGCTAATGTTATTAAACAAACAAGGGCGTTTGATTATACAATTTGGCCTGAAATTGGTTTTGTTGAAGCATATCTGAAAGGTGTTACTGAAACTGCAAAACCAACAACTCAAAATGTTTATAATAATCCTGCAGACTATAGTAGTTATGTTTCTGCAAATGCATTGGAGTTTCCGTTTAAAACACCACCATATCAAGATTTAGCACCAATTTCTTTTTTCTATGAGTTATTTGAAAGAACTTATATTGCATCACACTATGGTAATCTTATAAATGATGTTGTAACAAAAAAACAAGTAGATAAATTTTATGGAGATATTGAAAGTAAAAATGTTCAATTATCTGCTGGCGATGCAATTGAAATTAATCAAATTCTAAAAAACTATAAATTTAATTATACAAGTTATTTAGAATATTTAAAAAAGATATCAAATGATGGTAGTGGTGATAGTTGGCAAACTTTTATAAGAAGTCAGTATAAAACTAATTATTTAAGAAATTTTTTTACAACTGAAGATGAAATATATAGTATTGACACAATAAGTAATAGGTCAATACAAATATCTTCTGATTTACCATTGGCTAAAAATCTACAAGATTATTTAGATGATACTGCATCAAATAAGTTAACGTTTTTGGATACGTATCCATTAACTGATGCAGAGTGGTTTCCAAGTCAGGGACAAGGTACTGACAGTCCTGAGAAAAATAACGATACCACAGGATTATTTACATATTTGGACGATAAAAAAACAATTGCTAGATTAAATGAAAGTAACAAATATACTGAAATAAAACTTTTTTATGATGATTCTATAAATAATTATAGTCAACCATATATTTCAGAAAATAATGTTCCTATTACAACTAGACAACTACTAATAGATTATTATGATTTTGGTCACGTTAATTATATAACTGAAAATTATTATTTTAATGATAATGATTATAATGGGAATTTAAAAAACGAATATAGTTTAAGATATACATCCTTTTTAAATACACCATATTTTATAAATTCAATTATTGATGGTGTTGAAAAAAATAAAAATAATGTTGAAAACCCTTTTACTGCGTTAGGTTATATATTTTTAAATTCATTACCTTTAGATAATTATTCTTTTACAACAACACCGGAAGACCCCAACTTTGAGGTTAAAAAAATTTACAATTCATTTAAAAAATACTCAGCAATTCATCAAGTACCATATGCTTGGATTTTAAGATTAGGTTCAATTTGGCATAGATATAAAAGATATGTAAATGAAAATTATGATATTTTAGATGATGTTTGGAAAAACTTTGATTATGTAAAAAACTATGACCCAATAACATCGGCATCAACACTAACCTATGTTGTACCTGACTATAGTGGAAACCCAATTAATGTTAATTTACAAAAAACAGAAAATTTCCCATTACCATCAACACAAGTAAAAGATTTAGTTGGTACAGGGTTTTACCCTAATGTAATTAACTCTGTTTATAATTTTTTAACAGGAAACGATTTATTAACGGGATATACCCAAAATGATTTTCAAACAATTTATAATGAAAAAGGTTTTAGGTTAGGAAAAAATAATAATGCAACAACATATCTTAATTTTGGTTTTGACCCTAATAATACAAATCGTTCATTACAGAAAACAAACTATTTTTCATATCTTGAATTAAGTGCTCAAACACAACAATATTATATGTTATTTCCATCTATGGGAGGTATACCTATAGATGAAAGTGTTTTTGAGTGCGTAAATCCAAGTAATGTTATAACAGAAGAAATATTAAATAACAATTCAGTATATAATGGTTCTACAAGGGCGTTATGGGCGGTTTCAAATTTTGGATATTTTAAAAATCAAGTAAAACCAAAAGTAACGGAAAGTTTTACTAATGGACTGTTTACTTTACCATTTGACTTTGAGTTAGAGCAACTATTTTCTGTATTTAGTAAAGAAATGTTAGATAAGTTTGAAGAAAAGTTTCTATCATTTTGTAATCCAAAACCAGTAGATACGGATTTAATATTAGAAGGAGAAATCACAACACCAACATATTATGATGCAAATAAATTAAAAGATTTAAATTTTAGAAGATTACACACAGTTCTTAAAAGTTTATTTTTAGTAAATAAAACAGGAGTAACTTTAGGTGGTGAAGATATTGATGGAAAAACGTTAGGTGAAAAACAAATAATGGAGTTTTCAAAATCAATGAAAGATTTTCTTTCTTTTGATTGTATTATAAAAATTGGAAACCCAGGAAAATTTGATAGGTTATTGTTTAACTCTTTTTCAAATCTAACCACATTTGTACCCGAAAAAGACAAATTAACGTTTGTTCCTTATATAAAAGGAGCATTACCAGGAGACGGAACAAACGTTACCTTACTACAAAGTATCACACAAAACCCAAGTGCTTGGAATGCTTTGAGATTATATTTAGGTTTTTCCACAATACCTGGTGTTGATTACGAAAACCAATTAGATGTTAACTTCCCGTCTACGGCAATTGCACCACCAACACCAAATATTACAACATACTCACCACCTGTTGCTAGTGGAACATCTAACACATTTAAAGACCTTTGTACAAATCAAATTTTTAATGTAACAGACCCTAACAATTTAAGTACGGTTGCTAACAATTATACAAATGATACTGTTTGGTATTTGAAAGTATTGGACAATAGTGGAAATCAAAGAAACTTTTGTGCCACAAAAATAACAAATGACACAGGTGTTACAACTAATTATAACTTATTAACTGAAAGTAACACACCACAAAGTAATGCAAATCCGGCATCTTACTGTCTTTCGTTTTTTAGTTCTTTAGTTAATTGCCCAACAAATACTTTAACAAATTCAGTTCAATTTAAACTTGTCGGTGATTCATCATCAATTATTCCTGGGTTAGATACTAACTCTACTTTAAATTCAAGTTACTTTAACATTGTAAAACCAACAGGTGGATATCAAGTTATTCAAGTAGTAGGTGACCCTAATTTTACAAGAGATAAAATAGGTCAAATATTATTTTATAAAGCAAATACAGACATAACAGATATATCAAACATTGTACAAAGCACTGTAAACATATCAACTGACACAAATGACGTATATGTTTGTGAAGTAAATAACAATACATCAGGTAACTATCAAATAGTAGTAGAATACTTCCCTAATGGACCAACTGATTTAACAAATCCAATTAAATTAATTGCTCCAATAATAACAGGCCCACCACAACAACAAATTGTGGCAACATTTAATAATACTACCCCACCTGTAGTTCCATTACCTGGTTCACCAAAATCATATGTTGCTGACTTCTTTATTGATATGGATATTGCGTTTACTGAAGAATATGTTAAAACATTATCACCACTTATTAGAATTTATGTCACACAAAAAATAAAAGACCCGACACTTAATAAAGTTAAATTCACATCACTAATAAATCAGTTTTTAACTGACCAACAGGATTTACAAACAAAAATGTTGAATGAAACATTTGCAAGTTTAAATAAAAATCTAAAGGAAATTAGTGTTAATACAAATGTTGTTGCAAGTGCGGTGTCAGGAGATGTTGGAAAATTGACATTGTATAACACATTAAAGGCCTTTAATGATAAATGGATTGCAGGTTCTGATTTAAAATACGTAACTCTATTTGAAGACTTTTTGTTTATGGATAGAGCAAATAGTGATATCGGAGATGTTTATGTTGTTGATATAGACCAAATTATTAAAAGGTTAGATGTAAAATCAAATCCTGATATGAACTTAATGACTGTTGTTAGTAATATATTAGGTGACAATCAGTTTATGTTCTTTGCGATGCCAGCATACATAAACTTTTATGGCATACAACAAGCAATCAAAAACGGTAAACCGATTGATATTGATATACCAAACTCCTTATTTGGTACATATTTAGAAGTGGATTACACAGATTCAAGTCCAAAATTCTTATGTTTATATATGGGTAATCCTTCCGAGTACCCTAAACCAAAAGAAAATTCTTTTATTAGATTTGACGATGACAGCTTTGATTTAAGAATCGCCGATAACCCCTTAAGAGTTTCTGACCCAAAAAGAGATTATTCAAAAACTAATAGAGTGGTTGGTTTCAGTGTTGACTTTGGAGTTCAAAACCAAAGCATATTTAAAGAAATTGATTTAGATATGTCTGAAATGAAAAATACTTCAGAATCTTTTAAAGTGTTTGCCGATATTGGAAGTTCAGTTGCAGGAGACAAAGTTGCACAACAATCAGTGTCAATGTATAGCATATATAAATCAAGGTCTTATAGCTGTGGAGTGTCGTCTATGGGATGTGCAATGATACAACCAACAATGTATTTTGTGTTAAGACACGTACCATTGTTTTATGGTCCTTATTGGATTTATGAAGTAACACATAACATTAGCGAAAACGCATTTACCACTAATTTTAAAGGAACTAGAATACCGAAATATAGTTTACCAAATGTTGATAAATTAGTTATCAATACAAATGCAAAATTATTACAATCATATAAAGAAAAAATTAAAACAGAAAAAGTAGTAACAGAAGAAGAAAAGAAAATCACAATAGACCCTGTTATTACTCCTGTAAGTGCACCAACAAATAAGTGTGTTGAAGTAACAAAATACCAATCACTACCATTTGTGGATATTAGTAAAACTATTTTTACATTGGAACAAGTAATACCATTGATTAAAAATGCAACAACCGACAATAGATTAAGGGCGTTACTTTATGGACTAGCAACAACAAGACCTTTAAATTCATTTAATGGTGCGGCCACAACCTTTGAAATTAGTAACTTTAACTTCTTTGAAATATCTACTGAAAACAAATTTAACGGAAGTATGGATACGTATTTAACTGAACAAGTTTGTATTGATGTTCAAGGAACAACAAGGGCATTTGCTAGTTTTACTGCGAACACAACATCATTTGATTTTATGGTTTCATTCTATACACAAATTTTACCATTGATAGAAAACTTAAAAACATTAAATAGTGATACAAATGTTTATAAAGAATATGGTAAAGCACTAACTCAAATTGCTATAACAACTTGGGAAACACCTATAGCATTTGGACCACCACAATTAAGTGGGCAACAAATAAGAGATGCTGTTTTACAGGAATATAATGATGGAAGATTCTCAACATACCCTGATTTGGTAGAATTATATACTGTTGCATATCAAGCATTTGAAACAAATCAAATTTAGTGTATATTTATATATAAATTAAAAGTTATGAGTAGTGTAAAAAATTTATTGGATGATTACTTGAGAAAAGACACAAGAATCAGTGAAAGACAAATAGATAGTGACCATAAACAAGTTTGTGATTTGGACACAGGTGATTGTTATACAATCAGAATGAAAGATGGATTGATTGAAAGAGTTGATAATACAATTAAAACTAATAGAACATTGAGAGTTGAAACACCTACAGGGGTTAAAACACTTTTAAACGGTTAAAAAATATATTACAAAATGAATGTAGATAAAAAAATATTAGAAGAACTAAGAAGATTTAACCAAATTAATAACTATATTAATGAACAAGATGCTCCTGTTGGAGAACCTGAAGGGGCTTTACCACCACCGGCAGATGATGCTGCCGTACCTCCACCACCGGCAGACGCAGCTCCGGCAGCTGATGCCGCGGCACCACCGGAACCAGGGGCAGATGCAGCAGCACCTGAAGGGGACGCCGCAGCACCAACCGAAGTTCCTGAACCAATAGATGTTGAAAAAGACCCTGATATTGAAGAAGTTGGTGATGAAAAAGAAGGTGAAGAAGAAACTGAAGAAGTTGACATCACAGATTTAGTTACTAGTCAACAAGAAATACAAACTAAACAACAAGAGTTTATGGATGGTATGTTTTCTAAACTTGATGATTTAGAAAAGAAATTACAACATATGGATGACATAATGAATAAAATAAATTCATTGGAAACCAAGTTTGATAGATACAGAGATAAAACCCCTGAAGAAAAACTTATGTTAAGGTCTTTAGATTCTTATCCTTATAACCAAAAATTGACTGATTTTTTTGATGACAAAAAACAAGAAATGGAAGAGACAGGTAAAAATGAGTATGTTTTAACATCCGACGAGGTTGAAAACTTTTCACCAAACGAAGTAAAAAAGACGTTCAATTCTTACGACCAAGAAGATGAAGAGTATTAAATAGAAGGTGTCAGAAGACACCTTTTTTATTTTATAGGAAATTTGACTTTTTTGAGTTTATGACTATCTTTTAATCAGATAAAAGAGTAATAAATTTTAAAAAAACAAATTATGTCAAATTCATTAGATGCTGTCTTAGCACAGTATGAAAAAAATTCACAACCTGCAAGTCCGCAAAGACAAAACATTTCACAAGAAGACAGATTGAAAAGGTACTTTTCTGCAATTCTTCAAAAAAATGAAAAATCAGCACAAAAAAGAATCCGAATTCTCCCAACAAAAGATGGTTCATCACCATTTGTTGAAGTTTGGTATCACGAAATTCAAGTTAACGGACAATGGGTAAAATTGTACGACCCTAGTAAAAACGAAAACGAACGTTCACCACTTACTGAAGTTTATAACGAACTTATGTCTACAGGTAAAAAAGAAGATAAAGATTTGGCCTCACAATATCGTTCACGTTTATTTTATATTGTAAAAGTTATTGATAGAGATAACGAACAAGATGGTGTTAAATTTTGGAGATTTAAACACAACTATAAACAAGAAGGTGTGTTAGATAAGATTCTTCCTATTTGGAAGGCAAAGGGTGACCTTACAGATTCTGAAAAAGGACGTGATTTAATTATTGAATTAATTAAAGCAAAAACACCACAAGGAAAAGAATATACTGTAGTTCAAACAATTATGTATGATGACCCCGCACCATTACATTCTGACAAAGGTATTATGGAAGGATGGTTGGAAGACGAACTAACTTGGAATGATGTTTATTCTAAAAAACCTGTAGAGTACTTAGAGGCTGTTGCTGTAGGAGAAACACCAATGTGGAATTCTGAACTTAAGAAATATGTTTATGGTGATGAAGCGGAAATTCAATTAGGTGGAAATCAAAAAACTGATACAAAAGTTGAAGACCCACAGGCGAACGACGAACCAAGTGAAGATTTACCATTCTAAATTTTTTTAATAAAAGTATGGACACTTACATAGACATTGTGTCCATACTTTCTTATTTTTACATAATAACAATATTATACACAGACAATGGCAATTAAGAAAAATGATTTTAGTTCGTTGAAGAAAAAGTTCTCTACTTCAGCAAAATACAAACCACAAAGGTTTTTTGATTTGGGTGGTGAATTTTTAGATGCCGTTGGTTTACCTGGTCCAGCAATCGGACACATTAATATGTTTTTAGGGCATTCAGATACAGGAAAAACTACGGCACTTGTTAAAACGGCGGTTGATGCGCAAAAGAAAAATATTCTTCCTGTTTTTATTATCACAGAACAAAAATGGAGTTTTGAACACGCAAAACTTATGGGATTTGAGTGTGACGAAGTAATTGACACAGACACAGGTGAAGTTGATTGGGATGGGTTTTATATCTTTAACAATAACTTTGATTACATTGAACAAATCACAGATTACATTAACGATATGTTAGATGCTCAAGAAAAAGGTGACTTGGATTATAGTTTATGTTTTCTTTGGGATTCTGTTGGGTCAGTTCCTTGTAAAATGACTTATGAAGGAAAAGGTGGTAAACAACATAACGCATCTGTATTAGCTGACAAAATAGGAATGGGAATCAACCAAAGAATATCAGGTTCAAGAAAGGCGGATTCAAAATATGAGAATACATTAATCATTGTTAATCAGCCTTGGGTTGAATTACCTGACAATCCTTTTGGTCAACCAAAAATTAAAGCAAAAGGAGGAGAATCCATTTGGTTAAATTCATCACTTGTATTTTTATTTGGAAATCAGAAAGGTGCGGGAACAACAAAGATTACTGCAACAAAAGATAAAAGAACCGTTAAGTTTGCATCAAGAACAAAGGTTTCTGTTATGAAAAACCACATCAATGGACTTGGGTTTGAGGATGGAAAGATAATTGTAACACCACACGGGTTCTTACCTGGTAAAGATACCTCAGAAGAAAAACAATCAATTGAAGCGTACAAAAAAGAATATGCTGAATATTGGAAACAAATCATTGGTGTTGATGGTGACTTTGATTTGAAAGCAGAAAAAGAAGAAGTAGATTAGTAACAATTTAAGATAACATAAATGACCAAAACTTTATTAGTTGACGGTAACAATTTATTAAAAATAGGATTTCACGGAGTTAAAGATTATTTTAACAAAGGGGAACACATTGGAGGTCTTTGGCATTTCTTAAACACATTAAGAAGGTTTATTGACGAGTCAAATTTCCAAAAAGTGGTGGTCTTTTGGGATGGTGCTGAGAGCACTTCCCAAAGACGTATCATTTATCCAAAATATAAGTTAAATAGAAAACCATCTGACAATCAATTAAAAGAAGAATCTTTTTACACACAAAGACAACGTGTTAAACAATATTTGGAAGAAATGTTTGTAAGGCAAGTTGAATTTGAAAACTCTGAGGCGGATGATTTAATTGCCTATTATTGTAAAATATCAAAAGGAGAACACAAAACAATATTTAGTGGAGATAGGGACTTAACACAACTTATCTCTGATGATGTAACTATCTATTCACCCAATACTAAAAAGTATTATAAGAAGGGTGATATGATAAAATTACACACAGTTGAAATACCACATTATAATATTAAAACATTTAAAATAATATCAGGTGATAAATCAGATAATATTGATGGGATATATTATTTAGGTGAAAAAACTTTAGTTAAATTATTTCCTGAAATAGTTGAAAAAGAAGTTTCTTTTTCTGATATTTTACAAAAGGGTGAAGAACTATTAAAAGAACAAAAAGATAATACGGTTTTAAAAAACCTTTTAACGGGAAAAACAAAAGATGGAATTTTTGGTGATGAATTTTTTGAAATAAACAAAAAAATCGTAGATTTGTCAGAACCATTAATAACAGATGAAGGAAAAGAGTTAGTACATGCTTATTACTCTGAATCTTTAGACCCCGACGGTAGAGGATATAAAAACTTAATAAGAATGATGATGGAAGATGGTTTATTTAAATATCTACCTAAAGGTGACGACCAATGGGTGTATTTTTTGAAACCATTTTTAAAACTAACAAGAAAAGAAAAATCAAATTTTAAATCAAACAAGTAAAATTTATGAAAGAGCAAAATGAAATTATAAAGGCTGAATTTTTAATTACGCTGAATGACAATTTTGTAGTACAAAGATTCTTTAATGTAAAAGGATACAACCCTAAATCAAAAAGGAGTATTGAGTTGTATGATTACGTAAAGGCGTTATCTGAAGAACTACAAAAAAAGTTAAGAAACAAGTGTGTTGTTTATATGTTGGAAAACAGATTCCAAATTGAAGAAGACCCAACAATTCTTGAAACTTCAAATACCGACGGGCCTGAAGTATTTAACATTATTTTAAAGATTGGTAATGAGACAATTTGTCATAGAGTGATAGATGCTAAACTATACCCACCAAAAGTAAGATACACGCTGGACATACGCCCATCCATAAAAACAATACTACGAGAGTTGACTGACATTTTATCAGAGCAGAATTTATCTTTTGAGTACTTGAATTATTCATTGGCTTAACAGTATTTATTATAAAATCACATTAAATTCAATTCAATATGTCAGACAAAAAAAACTTCGGTTATTTAGGGAACAACTTTCAAATTCAATTACTAAACAACATTATCATTTACAAAGATTTCTCTAATTCCATAATTGAAGTTATTGACCCTCATTATTTTGATAACCAGTATTTTAGAATCATTTGTCAGATGATTAAAGAATACTACTCAAAATATGAGCACACTCCGACATTTGACACTCTTGAACAATTAACCAAATCTGAAATTAGTTCACCTATGGCTCAAAAGAGCATTTTAGATACGTTGGAACAGGTTAAGGACACATCAGACGAAGGTTCAGTTTTTGTTCAAGAAAAATCCTTAAAATTTTGCAAACAGCAAGAGCTCCAAAAAGTAATGACTAAAGCACAATCAATCATTGATAAAGGTGATTTTGAAAGTTATGATAAGTTAGAAGAAATGGTTAGGGGAGCACTTCAAGTAGGTGAAGTTGATAAAGGAACAAGTGATGTGTTTTTTAATCTTGATGAAGTTTTGGATGACGACTACAGACACCCAATTCCAATTGGAGTTCCCGGTATTGATAACTTATTAAAAGGTGGACTAGCAAAAGGAGAAATTGGTGTTATACTTGCACCAACAGGTGTAGGTAAGTCAACATTCACAACCAAAATTGCAAATCACGCATTTAACTTAGGGTATAATGTCCTTCAAATATTTTTTGAAGACAACCCAAAAATTATCCAAAGAAAACACTTTACACTTTGGACAGGAATACACCCCGATGATTTATCTGAAAACAAAGATGAAGTAATGAACAAAGTCAAAAGTATTCAGTCAACAAGAAAAAATAAGTTGATTCTGAAAAAATTACCTTCTGATACGGTTAGTATGAACCAAATCAAAAATCAAGTAAGAAAAATGATGGCAGAAGGGACAAAAATTGATATGATTATTTTAGATTACATTGATTGTGTAGTACCTGATAAAGTGTTAGGTGATGAATGGAAAAGCGAAGGTTCGGTTATGAGAGGATTTGAAGCTATGTGTCACGAGTTAGACATAGCTGGTTGGACGGCAACACAAGGTAATAGAAATTCAATTTCATCAGAAGTTGTAACAACTGACCAAATGGGTGGTTCTATTAAAAAAGCACAAGTCGGACACGTTATAATTACTGTTGCTAAATCATTACAACAAAAAGAAATGAATTTGGCAACAATAGCAATAACAAAGTCAAGAATAGGTAAAGATGGTATTATATTTGAAAACTGTAAGTTTGATAATGGTATGTTAGATATTGATACTGAACAAAGTGTGACTTTCCTTGGTCACGAGGAACAAAAAGAAGAAAAAAATCGTAACAGAATTAAAGAACTGTTAGAAAAGAAAAAACAAAAAGAACAACAATCTTAAAATAAAATTTATAAATTTGTAAAAAAATGGATATTTCGCAAAAAATATTAAGTGACATTACTGTCTATATGAAATACGCTAAGTTTCTACCTGAAAAAGAAAGAAGAGAAACTTGGGAAGAGTTGGTGACAAGAAACAAAGAGATGCACCAAAGAAAATACCCTCAAATTAAAGACCAAATTGAGGAGGTATATAAAATGGTATACGATAAGAAAGTATTACCATCTATGAGGTCTTTACAATTCGGAGGAAAACCGATTGAGATTTCACCAAACAGAGTTTACAACTGTGCGTATATGCCAATTGACCACGTAGATTCTTTTTCTGAAACAATGTTCTTATTGTTAGGGGGAACTGGTGTTGGATTCTCAGTTCAAAAACATCACGTAGAAAAACTACCTGAAGTAAAACGTCCAAATCCTAATAGAACAAGAAGATACCTCATCGGAGATTCAATTGAAGGATGGGCAGATGCAATCAAAGTATTAATTGAATCATACCTTGGAGTGAAATCATCAACACCTGTGTTTGATTTTTCTGATATTCGTCATAAAGGGGCTCAACTTGTTACATCAGGAGGAAAGGCGCCAGGACCACAACCACTTAAAGATTGTATTCACAACATTACTAAGGTGTTGGAAAACAAACAAGATGGTGATAGATTAACACCTATTGAAACTCACGATATCGTATGTCATATTGCTGACGCAGTTCTTGCTGGTGGTATTAGAAGAGCAGCACTTATCTCTTTGTTTTCTGCAGATGATGAAGAAATGATTTCTTGTAAGTCAGGAAATTGGTGGGAACAAAATGCACAAAGAGGTAGAGCTAACAATTCTGCAGTTCTTCTTCGTCACAAAATCACAAAAGAATACTTTATGGATTTGTGGAAAAGAATTGAATTATCAGGGGCAGGAGAGCCAGGTATTTATCTATCTAATGATAAAGATTGGGGAACAAACCCTTGTTGTGAAATCGCACTAAGACCTTTCCAATTCTGTAATCTTTGTGAAGTAAATGCATCAGACATTGAATCACAAGAAGATTTTGAAAATAGAGTTAGAGCAGCATCTTTCATTGGAACACTTCAAGCGGGATATACCGACTTCCATTACCTTCGTGATATTTGGAAAAGAACAACTGAAAAAGACGCACTTATTGGTGTTGGAATGACAGGTATTGGTTCAGGTGTTGTGTTGGGTTATGATATGAAAAAGGCGGCAAAAGTTGTAAAAGAAGAAAACGAAAGAGTTGCTGGTCTTATTGGAATTAACAAATCAGCAAGAACAACTACTGTAAAACCATCGGGAACTTCATCATTGGTTTTGGGCACATCTTCAGGTATTCACGCTTGGCACAATGACTACTATTTAAGAAGAATCCGTGTTGGAAAAAATGAATCAATTTACAACTATCTTTACATTAACCATCCAGAACTAATTGAAGATGAGTTTTTCCGTCCACACGATACTGCGGTTATTACTATTCCACAAAGAGCACCGGAAGGTTCAATTTTGAGATATGAGTCGGTATTCCAAATGTTGGAAAGAGTTAAGAAAGTTTCTCAAGAGTGGATTAAACCTGGGCATAGAACAGGTCAAAACACGCACAATGTATCAGCAACAGTGTCAATCAAAGAAGATGAGTGGGAATTAGTTGGTGATTGGATGTGGAATTCAAGAAATTTCTACAACGGATTATCAGTATTACCCTACTCAAATCATACTTACAAGCAGGCTCCCTATGAGGATTGTACTAAAGAAGAGTACGAAAGATTACTAGCGACATTAAAAAATGTTGACCTAACAAAAGTAATTGAATTACAGGACAATACTAATTTAAGTGGCGAATTAGCCTGTACGAATGGTTCTTGCGAGGTTATTTAAGAATTATAATAATATTGGAGAAGATGACTTCTCCAATATTATTTTTTCACCAACCGAGATATTTATAATGGTATGGTAATTTATAAAATAACAAATCTGATTAACAACAAAATATATATTGGGAAATCTAAATATAATAATGAAAAATATTTAGGTTCTGGAATAGCATTAGAAAACGCTAAAAAAAAGTATGGTATTCATAACTTTAATAAAGAAATAATAGAAGAGGTTGATTGTGAAAAAAAATTAAACTTACTTGAAAAATTTTGGATTCATAAACTTAAAAGTTATGATAAAAAAATTGGATACAACATTGCTGAAGGTGGTAATGGTGGAAATACGAGAGCAGGTTTCACAGATGATGAATTAGAAGAGTATTATAATAAATTATCTTATGGTGTTAAAAATTCTGATAAATACTTAAAGGCAGTAGAAAAGAAAACTGGAGTTAAAAAACCGAAACACTCCGAAAAAATGAAAAAACTATATAAAGAAGGAAGATTAAATGTCGGGAAAAACACAAAACCATTCTCAGATGAAACTAAATTAAAAATTAGTGAAAAAAACAAAGGAAAAAAAAGAACCGATGAAACAAAATATAAAATAGCAAAATCCAAGTTTAAAGAAGTGGAAAAGTTAACAGTTTATGGTGAATATATTGAGTCTTATAGTAGTATTGATGAAGCATCAAAAAAAAATAATGTAAATAGGTGTTGTATTTCAGATGCTTGTTGGGGTAAACAAAAAACCGCCGGTGGTTATAAATGGAGATTTAAAAAAGATAATATTTAAAATTATGAAAGTTCAGTGGGGAAATAATGTTACATTAACCTATCAGATATTGGTAGCGTTTTATAATCTTAGAAAAAAGAATTAAAATGAACGTAGGAGCATCAAAAGATTGGATACAAGAAATGTATATTAAGGAATTTGTAAAACCTAAGTTACAACAGACAGATTTCTATTGGGAAAACGGTAAAATGGTTATGACTGAAGAATACCATATGAAAAGAGGTAGTTGTTGTGGTAATGGTTGTTTACATTGTCCTTATGAACCTCTTCACAAAAAAGGTAATAAAAACTTAAAAGAATCCTTACGAAAGTAGGGATTTTTTTATTTATGTCTATTTATTAGAAATTACACTATATTATATTTATTAGTATGGCAAATGGAACAACATACGGTATAAACTTTCCTTTCAGACAAAGTAGTGTAGGGGATTATTTATTACTTACAGAATTTGCGAATGATGAAATTAGGTCAAATTTATTACATTTACTTTTAACTAGAAGAGGTAGTAGATATTATTTACCTGATTTTGGTACAAGATTATATGAATTTATTTTTGAACCACTTGATGGAGAAACTTTTGAAAGTATAAAGTCAGAAATTGAAGAACAGGTGGCTAAGTACATACCAAATTTAACAATTAATAGTATCACAATACAACCATATACTGAAAGTGATGAAGTTACCGGACAGTTAAATTATGAATTGTTAGGTCAGGCTAGTATATTTAGAGTACCAGGTGCAAATACCGCAGAATACACTGCAAAAATAAAAATTGATTACACAGACGAAAATAAAGCCTTCGGTGGAAGAGAATTTGTCATTATAAATATTTAACTATGGCTAATCAAAAAATTAATTATACAAATAGAGATTTTGCTGGATTAAGACAGGACTTAATCAATTACACAAAACAGTATTACCCAGAGTTAATACAGAACTTTAATGATGCATCCATCTTTTCTGTGTTGATGGATTTAAACGCTGCTATTGGTGACAACCTACATTTTCATATTGACAGAAGTATACAAGAAACAGTATTACAATATGCCCAACAAAGGTCTTCTATTTATAACATTGCAAGAACATATGGGTTGAAAATACCGGGGTACAGACCTTCAGTTGCTGTGGTTGATGTCTCTATAGTTGTACCACCACTTGGTGATAGTGAAGATTATAGATATTTAGGTATTTTAAGAGCGGGTTCACAATTTAATGGAGGAGGTAATACCTTTGAAACTGTTTATGATATTGACTTTTCAACACAATATAATCAAGAAGGTTTTGTAAATAGAACCAAAATACCAACATTTGATGCTAATAATAAAATAGTCAATTACGTTATAACAAAAAGAGAAGTCGTTGTTAATGGGACAACAAAGGTATTTAAAAGAGTAATAAACCCATCTGATGTAGTTCCGTTTTTTGAATTCTTTCTTCCTGAAAGAAACGTTTTAGGTGTTACATCTATTATACAAAAAGACGGGACTAGTTATCCTAGTATACCTACATATTCAGAATTTTTAAGTGACCAAGGAAGATGGTATGAAGTAGATGCCCTTGCAGAAGATACGGTATTCATTGAAGATACGACTAAACCAACAGATAGTGCCGGTATTAAAGTTGGAAAATATATTAAAACAGAAAATAGGTTTATAACAGAATACACCCCTGAAGGATTTTTAAGAATACAATTTGGTGGAGGAACAACAACACCAAATCAACAATTACAAGAGTTTGCTCGTAACGGTATTAAATTAGACCTTGGAAATTACCAAAATAATATAGGTCTTGGATTAACAGTACAACCAAGTACAACAATCTTTGTACAATATAGAATTGGTGGTGGTATTTCTACAAATGTCGGAGTTGGAGTAATTAATCAAATAGGAACAATTGATTTTGCTGTGAATGGGCCATCTGATGCTATAAATACGAATGTTCAACAATCATTGGCGGTAACTAACGTGACCGCAGCAATTGGTGGGGCTAATCCACCGACAACAGAAGAAGTTAGAAATATGGTGTCGTTTAATTTTGCAGCACAAAAAAGAGCGGTTACAGTTAGTGATTACAAATCATTAATAGATACGATGCCAGGAAAATTTGGAGCACCTGCAAAAGTAGCAATAACTGAAAAAAACAACAAAGTTACAGTCCAACTTTTATCTTATGACACATCAGGTAAACTAACACAAGTTGTTCCTAACAATTTAAAGAGTAACTTAGCAAATTACTTATCAAAATATAGAATGGTTAATGATTATATTTCTATTGATGTTGCAAAAGTTATTGACTTGGAGTTTGAGATATTTGTTGTATTGGAGTCAGATAGAAATCAAGGTCAAGTAATTACAGAAATCATTAATTCAATAACCGATTATATGGCACCTGGTAATAGGGAAATGGGTCAAAATGTAAATGTATCGGACATTAGAAGATTGATACAAAACACAGGCGGTGTTTCCACATTATCTGATTTAAAAGTTTATAATAAAGTTGGTGGTCTTTATTCTTCTTCAGAGACATCACAAAAATACGTTAATAAAACAACAAGAGAAATCTCATTAATTGACGATACTATTTTTGCAGAACCTTCACAAATATACCAAATAAGATTTGATAACAAAGACATTAAAGTAAGAGTTAAAAATCTTAAAACGGTGGACTTCAGATAAGATTGTTTATTTTGTTGAATTTACGTCTATTTTTAAAAATAGGAACATAACTATTTATTTTAAAAAAGACCAATGACCAAAAGTTATAGGATAAGAACAACACCTGGTGTTGACAAAAATATACGTGTAAATTTAAACCAAGACTTTGATTTTTTAGAAATTTTATCTTTAAAAATAAGACAAGATGAGGTTTATACTAGGTTCTGTGCTGACTATGGTGTAATTGCAGGAAGAGTAATCGTGAATGGTGGTTACGGAGTACCAAACGCTACGGTATCTGTCTTTGTACCACTACAAATGGAAGACGAAGACGATGTTGTAATATCAACACTATACCCATACAAAACAGTTGACCAAAAAAACGAAGACGGGTATAGATATAACCTTTTACCTTATAGAAAAGAATACAACGGACACACACCAACAGGAACATTTCCTGACAGAGAAGATGTCTTAACAAGAAAGGAAGTATTAGAAGTATATGAAAAATATTATAAGTTTACTGTAAAAACAAACGAGAGTGGTGACTTTATGATTATAGGTGTGCCACTTGGTGTTCAGACAGTTGTATTAGACTTAGACCTTTCAAATATTGGTTGTTTTTCATTAAGACCTGCCGACTTTATAAGAGCGGGATTGGCTGGGCCTGAACAATTTAATGGAGACCAGTTTAAATCGTCAACAGATTTAGGTTCATTACCACAAATAGTAAACATAAAAACAGATGCGGATATAACACCATTTTGGGGCGAAGATGGTTTATGTGATATAGGAATTACAAGAGTTGATTTTGATTTAAGAGATTTTGGTATTGAAATCACACCACACTCAATTTTTATGGGTTCAATATTTTCTACACCCGAAGAAGATTATTTGAAAACAAATTGTAAACCAAAAAAAGATACAGGAAATCTTTGTGATTTGGTTACCGCACCTGGAACAATTTTAGCAATAAGACAAACAATTGATTACGATGTTGACGGAAGACCAATATTAGAACAATTCCCATTACCTGAAGGAGGAAAAGTTATTGATGATAACGGAACCTGGTTGACGGAACTCCCAATGAATTTAGATTATGTAACAACTAATGAATTTGGAGAACAAATATTATCAAACGACCCAAAAATAGGAATACCAACAAAAGGTAGGTATAGATTCAGAATTCAATATCAAAACGAAGCGGGATTAGAAAACAACATATTAAGAGCAGATTATTTAGTTCCAAACATTAAAGAATGGGGATGGACATCCACAAATCCACCCGCAGGTTCTGTTGCACAAAACAAATCCTACGCATTTAGTTTGGATTGGAATGATTATGGTGATGCAACAACATCACAAGGACTTCAAATGATTAGTGAAGCAATTAATTGTGAAGATAGATTCTACGAATTTAATTATAATAAAGTATATACCATTGCAAACTTCATTGACAGATGGAAATGGGGGTATAATAGATTTAGACATTTAGGTATAAAAGAAATTACAGATAGAAGATGTACGACCACTAACAATCGTTTTCCTGTTAATGACGGGGTAAAGAATTTTGATTTTATATTTTTCTTATTCAATCTATTTGTTACTATATTTACACCTGTATTTGTTGCGTTAATACCTGTTTTACACGTATTGGCACTTGCTTGGCCAATATTGAAGTGGGCGTTGGCGATTGCGATACCTGGACTTTTAGTTTATTTAGCGGTTCAATCGGGGATAGCCGCAGTATCGGCTTTTCCTGCAGTTGGACTCACGGTTGTCTATGGGTTATCGGCAATTGCTTTGACTGCAGCGGCCACGTTGTTTGCAATCAAAGTATCACCATTATTAACACAATTCAAATTCAAAGGGTTAACGTTACCGATGATGTCCTACCCTGATTGTGAAGCTTGTGCGTGTGACGTTCCAGACACTGAAACTGATGAAATACAAGGTGGGTTATTTACAAGCGACGGGTCAAGTCAAAATACTCAATTTGGAGATTATACGGTAACTTCAAGAAGTAATAATTCATTATTAGCTGACGTTAATTCAAACGTATTTTGGGGAAGTGTACCAAACACAAATATCTGTACCTTTGATAATAATGGAGACCAAATTCTGAGTGGAGGATACCCTACGTATTTTTGTTATTTAGACCCAACAGAGTATAACGGTAACAACACTGTGGAAAACCAAAAATATCAAGCAGACAGTTATGGGATTAGATATGGTATTGCGGGATATCCAACCGCACCTGAAATTGGGGTACCACTGGTTGCAGATTTAACAAACGATAAATGGGTTGGACAAAGAGACGTTACATTTGCACAATCTTTAAATCTTGCAAATTTAAAAACAAGATATTTTGATACGACGGCACCAAACCAAATTCAAACAGTAATCAATGGTAGTGCTCCGATTTATGATAATATGTTGATATTACTACTTGACCAAGGAAGTTTAAGTCAATTAACACCGGGGTCACTTGTGACTTTTCACGATACAACAAACATAAATGATAGAAACATAACAGGATTAACAATATCTAATCAGTTTGGTTCAAATGCAATTACAGGGTCTTCTTTCACAACAACTACAAATGTACCAATAACATATGCTAACCCTATAGGTGGTACACCTGTAACTATAAATGTTGCGGTGTCAGGAACTACTACAGAAAAAGAGTACTTGTTTAAAACCGGTTTTGAATATTTTCAAGTGGTGACAGGTATGACCGCATTAAGTGCTGATTTAATGGTGGATGGAATACAGGTTTCTACAAACCCAAACCCTGCGTCACAATACGACCAATCAAGTCTTTTAAGAAAGTATTTTTTAAATAAATTACAGAATATATATTATCGTGATGCAAATAACAATAACAGAACTGAATTAATAAATCCATTAACATTAATTGGCGATTCTTGGAAAAATCAAGAGATTGTGTTTTTAGTAAGAGGTGTTGACCCTTACAGTGATAAACAAAATATTCAGTATGACTTGTCAAGATTATTTGGGTATTCATATGGTAATGGTCCAATAATAAGTGGTGAGTATTATTTAAACATACCTGTACAACCGAATACCGGAGTAGGTCAACCTTGGTATGTTAACTCACAAACACCCGAATCACACTCAGCCCCCTATTCAACATCAACACTGTATCACGAACCCTTTAATTTTCAAGTTGATAACACACAGTTTAGTTCTGTTACGTCTAGTACAATTAGATTTTATTCTTCATTGGATAAATCAACTACAGGATATCAAAGTACTTTTCCACAACCGTTAAGTTATTGGATAAATACATCAACAGTTTCTGATAATGGAATTGCAAACCAAAATTTAAAATTTTATGATACAGTTTATCAAGGTAATGTTGAAGGAGGTTCACTTTTAACATCAAATAAGACACCAGGAAATGATTTCAACCCATTAAGTAGTTTTCAAGGAAGAAATTACTCATTCACATATCAACAAACACTACCTTCATTGGGTGTTACAATCGCCGGACCAAACCCTAAATTAGTTTTTAGGTCGGATAGATTACCAACATCGGACAAACAACAAATATCAAATGGTAATATATCACATTTATTACATCAAAATGATAATTTTGCAATATATGTCTATAATAGTTCGGGGCCTTCCTCTAACTTTTTAGTTCAAGCTACTGACACATCTAATAATGCTCAAGATTTTGGACCAGATAATACAGGAGCAACAAGTAGTGTGTTATCTACTTTTGATTGTGCTGGAATGGTGCCACTTGATTGTTACCAAGTTGACCCCGCAACTAATAGTTTTACTGTAATTGACCCTTGTCCACAAAACGAAGACCCGACAAGAGTAAAAAATGGTTGTTATCAGTTTATTCAAAAACCATATATAGTTAACATAGTAAAAGATTTAAAAAACTTTTCAGAATGGAAGGCTAGATTTAGAATGATGTTTGGTGCTTGTAGAGGAATCTTTGCTCACGTTTTTCAAAACAATTGGGTTAATGGTACACTTTATATGTTTTCGTTTAAAAAACAATTAACCTTTAACATTTTAGGACAACCCAAAAAGTATAAGTTTTGTGGAACTTATGATTCCATTTATAGACCAGGTCAAGGACCTGTTTTCTATACATCAGGAACAACAAACTCTTTCTTTTATAGGTCAACACCATATAATGGTACCGATTTTGTTGGTCAAGTACCATTACAAGGGAACATAATTAACCCATCACAACAACCTGTTGATTTTGGAGGTGCAAATGAAAGAAATATATTATTTCCAACAACGATAATGGACTTAGGACCAAGAGATGAGTTCACACAAGAAATATGTGCAAACCCACAATTTCAAGGTTATATTGTTGATACAATTAAAACAACGTCATTTAATGACACATCAGACCTTTTACAGTTATTTATTATATCAAGACTTTTAAATACCAACTTTTTATCAGCATTAATTGGTTTAGGAGATGCATCAATTAACAAAATGTTTTCTAGAAGTGATGACAGAATGGATGGTGACATTGTTCAGTTATTTAGTATTAACTCTGAATATGGTGTTGCTGGATTTAGTGAAGATGAATACGATGGTGCAGGTGACATATATCTTGCAACATCAGGACCAGCAACTGTCGGTGTATTCTTTACATCAAGTACTGAAAACAGACTTGTTGTGAGTCCGGGAATAACTACATTTACCCCTACTCTTACAAATTACTATGGGTTTCCAAAAACACAAGAAGTACCTTTTTATCAATGGACTTTGAACCAACAAACAGTTCCTACAATATTTGGTTCAGACACAAACGATTGGGACACAGGATTACAAGGTAACGGATTCTATTCACAAAAATATCAAGATTTGAGTTTTTACCAATCACCGTTATCAAACTACTTTAATAACATCACACCATACGGTAGAAGAGGGTACATATACAACTCCAATGCAAACGGAACAGATGAAACATTCCCTAATGGACAAACAAATACATTTTTAGTTGGTTCACCATACCATTTTTATTTTGGTTTGAATGTTGGAAAAAGTGCAATAAGTAGATACATAACTAAATATATATTGAATCAAGATGTCTAATGAAAACGAAATATTAATTGTTTTAGGTTCAAAACGTTATGCGTCTAACACCGACAAAGACGTTTGGGTTCAACCACCATTGATTGGTGATATGAGAACAATGGTTGAGGGTGATAGGTCTGCCGTTATCAATCAAGCAGAACAATTTGATAAGGAAAGACAAGAAAGTGATGTATTTAGAATCGCAGGAAAAATTGTAAATATATTTCAAAATACGATTTCAGGTCAAACAAATTACACACCATTCAAAAACGATTTATACTACACAAATTCTATTGCAAATGCAAGTGCTCTTCCTGGTTCACCTTGGGAAGGATACCCACAATTTAGTGAATTTACATTTATTAGAAGTAGTGGTATTACGGGTCACGTAGAGTTTGTTCCAAAAAGTTCAACAACATATAATTGGTCAATTTATGTGTCATATCCATTTAGTAGTGACACACAACAACCTATGTCATATACAAACGAAAGGTTTAATGTTACAAATAACTTTATAGTTTCTGATGGAATACCTTTTGTTATTGATACAGGAACACTTAACGGTAAATCGTTAGTTTATTTTTATTGTGGAACAAACCATAATCTATCAGTAGGTGAATACGTTGAGTTATCAATACCATCAAACCCCGCAGGATTAGGAGGAAAGACCACACACCAAGTTTATAGTTTAGGTGATGGGTCTTATGGTTCAGAAGAAAACGTATTTACAATTTTTGATTTGAAATTTCCACCTGTTGAAACAACAACAGGGACTTATGGTAATTTTAAAAGGATTAGTAATATACAAAATAGCGGTGAAACCAAATCTATCTATTATATAAGATTAAATAAAATACTAACTAATGGTGATGACGGAAATTTGGTTCAGGCTGGTTTTGAAACTAATCCGTTTTCTGTAAAATCAAAACTTGAATATTCTGCACTTACACCAAATCAAACACAAAGAGTATCGGTTAAAGATGGGTCTAAGTCATTTACGTTTAGTTTTGATAAAGATATAAGTATATCCGGATTAAAAGATAACAACGGAAAACCTGTAACAAATTTATTTTTGACTTTTGTTCATAGAGGTTATATGGGATGGTTTAACCCACCTGCAATTAATATAGATGGAAGTCCCGTAGGGTTAGACATCGGTTGGGGGTTCAATTTCCAAAGGGATAATATTGATACTTGGTGGAATCATTCGTCTTTATCAAATAAAGATTATATACTATTAGAAAATTACGAATATCCTGCGGCGTCAGGACAATTCTTTTATTACAATAAGTTATTAAATGAAAATAATATAATTAAAGGTGATTTTTGTGAGTATAATTATAAAGAACAAAAAGAATACGTACTATCACCAATATACCACAAGTATTCTTTTAACTCAACTTATTTTTATGATAATTCAAATATTAATTTTCCGAGTGGTTATGCTTATCAAGCACATCACGAAATACCAATAAGGGTTTTTAGTGATTATTTGGAGTTTGGAAATAGAAACGATGTTGATAATGTTCCAAAATATGCGTGGTATTCCGAATATGACCAAACTTTTATGTGGAGAGATATCTACACTTATGGATTTATAGATGGTGATGGTGTTGGTGTTGACTACCCTTTTACAAATGGTGCACACTACCCATTTAAAAACGCATTATTTTTACAAAGACCAATATTAAGAACTAATGTTGTGACTACTACCTTGATAAACCAACCAACAACTGACAATTGTGAATAATAATTATTATAGATTTAGTTTAAATGTAAGTGATAAAGATATAATTTTACCACTTGAAATAACTTTT